ACCTAGAGCAGATGCACGATTATACCAACTTGGGATACCGAGAGCTTATCCGAATAGCAGTAATCACGATGAAAACACAATGGGAGGCATGATGAGTGAACTATTGAATGGACTGATTACAATTACAATAGCATTAATACCGATTATTACATTTGCGTGGGTTGTATATTCTTGTTTTCGTGATAGGGATAAGCCGTTTACTGATGCGAATCTCAAACAAGTGATTAAGGATATTAACAATGAGTAACCTATTGTGTAGTAAGAGTAACTCTTTCGATATCTCGTATGTTTGCAACCTGTTCAAGCTTGAAGAAAACCCCCTAAACTCCAAGCCCAAACAGGTAACTACTCTTTCGATAGAGCCATATAGAGGTCGTTACTGCCTAAAGACGCAAGCTGCCACGCCGTCACCGAACCGTTCGATATTTCCGAACGGTTGGTTAGCTTTGCCAGAGGGATTTCATCTGGTCACCCGTACCGCGCTCGATGCACCTTGTTTCAGAGTGCCCGCATCAGTTCGTATTTTATAACTGTACTTCTAATATAATACTTGTAATTAACAAGGTCAATACTTGTTTTTAAACAAAATAATAATTATACTACTAAGGCAATGGAAAAAGAAGTAATAACAATAGCCGTTGACAAAGAAGTCAAAGAGCAGTTCCAGGAACTTACTAAGAAGATGGGTTCTAATATGACTGTTGAAGTAAATCGCTTTATTCGTAAATATATTAATCAAAATACAGAGGGTTAGTTATGAATTGTGATGGAAATTGTGATGACTTACTAAGTGAGGGTTGTAGTGGAAATGTGAAAAAGGTAGTTGTTAGATCCACTGCTGTTTCACCAGACCCCAACCTAATAAAAGAACATAGGTTTAATTATTGTGATACGGCTATCAAAAAGGATAGAGAGAACGGCTATGAGGTAAGTTTATATAAAAGCTGAAATTAACATATTTATTCGTAATTACATTAAATAAAATGCCGAAAACCGATTTGAAGATCACATAAGCCAACAGCAACTATTTTAAAGGAAACGAACAATGAGTAAATGGAGCCACACAGATAGAATCTTATTGGTTTGTTTGTTAATAATTACATTATGGGGTACATATATGGCAGGATATAATAATGGCTTAAATGATGGTATTATTCGTACCGATGTAAGCCAAAGCAAAACGATGGATGCACTACAGTTGGCAAATCAATATCAAGAAGCACTAATAAAATGTTATGAGTAACGAACCAACCGAATGCTGTGGCAGCTATGGAAGCCGGCTGCTGTCCATTCCCAAAAGACGAGGATAGTGATTAAGCCCATTAGCACCATTGCGCTATATTGTAGAATAACCTATATTAACCTTAACTGGCCACATCACAAATATAACCGCTAATATCAACTATTAAGAAAATATTTTTCTTCGTAACTGGCACTATCAACTATTTTTGTCCGCACTCTATGGACAAATAGTTCGGACTAATAACAGCGCTTATTTCTTAAGATCTTCATAGAAAATATATCAAACTAATTTCAAAATAGTAGCAACTAATTTGTGCCATTTCCTACAGAAAATAGTGAGCACTAAATTGAAATTAATTGAAACTAATTTGTTACCGGGCTTCGCAGAAATAGTAGCCACTAATAACTCAAACTATTTCTCACACAATCTGTCAGAAAAATAGTAGTTAATATGAGTTACGCAGATTCTGAATTTCTTAATAAGTTGATTTATTCTTACGATATACCGGCACAAATATAAATAGTAATACGATCTATTCTAAGGTGTATATTTCTTAATAGTGCCTACTATTGTTAGAATCGCAGGCTCAAAGTTAATCGCTATTAGCATAAACCATACACAATGCTTACCTTTTAAGCTATGGCATACGACACAGAAAATCTCAAAGAACAATCACTAGAAGCGATAGAGGAGCACAGCCTTTATTTCATTAGTGATGTTATAGCTTGCCTCCCATGTTCTAAGCAAACCTTTTATGACCACGGTCTTGACGAAATAGACGATATAAAAAAGGCACTCGATAAAAATAAGATTGAAGCAAAGATTGAATTACGTAAGAAGTGGCTTAGATCAGACAACGCAACTATGCAGATGGGTATCATGAAGCTCTTGTCAGAAGATGAAGAGCTAAAGAAACTGGCTATGGAATACAAAGAGCATGGTGGCGAAGTGAAACTCCCATCGTTGAAAGTAGAAGTAGTTAAACCAGATGAAAGTAAATGATGCTGTTTATAGTCCATTGAAATGTGATAAGCCTATTGTTGTTCATCAAGGCGGAACAAGCTCAGGAAAGACCTATGGCATAGAGCAATACTTGTACGAAGTGGGTGCCGAAAATAAGAATGAAGTTATTACCGTAGTAGCTGAAGATGTCCCTGCACTTAAGGGTGGTGCTTATAGGGACGCTCAGGAAATATTAAGTACAAATCCAGAGCTAAGAGCATGGTGGCCTGAAAAATGGCATAATAAAACAGATAGACTATATAGAAGCCATTCTGGTTCTATTATAGAGTTTAAATCCTTTCAGAATTCGTATGATGCACGTAATGGCAAGAGAGATAGGCTATTTATAAATGAAGCAAACGCTATAAGTTTTGAAATATTTGAACAGCTAAATCTTAGGACATCTAAGCAAACTATCATTGACTTTAACCCATCGGCTCGGTTTTGGGCACATGATAAATTATACGGTCAAGATAATGTTGAGTGGATTGTTACTACTTTTCGAGATAATACATTTCTTAAAGATAATACAAGAAAAAAAATCCTATCTTACGAGCCGACCGAAGAAAACATAGCACGAGGAACGGCCAATGAATACCGTTGGCGCGTCTATGGATTGGGTGAAGTGGGACGGCTGGAAGGGTTGGTATTTCCTAATTTCGAAGTTACGCAAGAATGGCCTGATGAATACAAATGGCGTATCTTTGGCCTTGACTTCGGATTTACCAACGACCCTACGGCCTTTGTAGAGATACGCTATGCCCATGGGGATCTGTACTGGAAAGAACACCTTTACGAGACAGGCTTAACGAATGATGATATAGCGCGGCAACTTGACCGACTCGAACACGACCCCGAGCAGAAGATTGTAGCTGATAGTGCAGAACCGAAGAGTATTGAAGAAATTTCCCGCAAGGGATGGTACGTCGTAGGTGCTGAAAAGGGACGCGATAGCATAAATCAAGGCATAGATGCAATTAAGCGTTATCCTTTGTATATTCATGCTACAAGTGATAATTTGATTGAAGAGTTCTCGTCTTATACGTGGAAAGAAGACAAAGACGGCAACCCCACAAACAAGCCTATTGATGATTTCAACCACGGTATTGATGCAGGCCGATATGCACTATCACACCGCTTACTTAACAGCAAAAAGGTAGAATCCTTCTTAGCATGAATTTTTTAGAGAAACTATTTACTACTTCCCGCACCAAGCAACTCCTGAAGCAGAAACAGACCACACAAAACACTCTTAACCGATCTTTGTTTTCCCCTTACGCTGCAGGACTTCCGTTCGTGATGGATAATGACAAGAGAGAGTTCGTTCAGGAAGGATACGAGCGCAACTCCACAGTCTATTCAATCATTAATAAGATTACACGGTCTTTAGCAGCGATACCGTGGGATGTCTACGTGGTCAAAGACTCGAAGGCAGCCTATAAGTATAAGAATTTCGGAGGACAGGTACGGATTGACAGCCCGATAAAGGCGCAAAACATGAAGAACAAGGGCTTGGAGCTTGCCGAACAGTCCGATCTGGCAGGTGTGATAGATCGCCCCAACCCGCACCAAGGGTGGAGCGAGTTTGTGGAGAACCTGCAAGGATTTAAAGAGATTACCGGGAATACCTATGTTCACGGTGTGGAAGTCGATCAGGCATTTGGGGAACTGTGGGTGATGCCTGCGCACTTGGTAGAGATTGTCAGTTCAGGAAATGTAGAATCAGTGATACGAGGCTATCGCATTACCGAATACGTCTATGATATAGAGCTTGACGCCGAAGAAGTGATGCACATGAAGTATTGGAACCCCGATTACTCAAGCGTGGGATCGCACCTGTACGGCATGAGCCCGATACGAGCGGCACGGGACGTGGTTACGCAATCTAACGATACCTTTACCGCCCAACAGCGCGCCTTGCAGAATATGGGAGCCGAAGGGATGCTTGCTCTTGATGAAGATAATGTAACCGACAAACAGCTATCAGATTTCCGCAAAGATCTCAACCGTAGAGGGCAGGGGCCAGACAACTATAAGAAAATGCTCGTTTCAACAGCTAAATGGCGCTGGGAACACTTCGGGATCAGCCCTGTAGACCTGAATATTATTGAAGCGATGCGGGAATCAAAGCGGGAGCTGGCTGATATTTACGGCATTGACACGACGCTCTTGAATGATCCCGAAAACAAGATCCAAGCGAACAAGTCAGAAGCACGCCGGGAGTTGTACTATGAAACGATCTTACCGAAAGCTGATAATCTAAGAGACGAACTAAACAGGTGGCTGGCAGCCGATCACTCTAAGCATGACGGTGTGGAGTATTTTATAGATTATGATAGTAGTGCCATCCCTGCCCTTGCCAAAGATATCGGCAAAAAGGTTGGCTGGTTACAAGAAGCATGGCCGATAACGCCAAATGAGTTTAGGCAATCGCTTAATTATGATACGATTGACGAACCCAGTATGGATATGCCATGGGCACCTATAGGACGGCAACCCGTAGGGCAGGAGATGGACGTTTCCAAAGAGATAAGCCGATATTCAAAAGCAAATACCAATGGAACTTCTAAAAAAGATAAAGTGTAAGCTAATAGGACACGATTACAATTTAATAGAATCGCTATCCTCACAATCAGACTTGATAAGATGTGATAGATGTAAAAAGAAATTTGCTATAAACTATTCTGTAAGGGTTTTGCTACCTTGGGATAGGGAATTAGAAAAGTTCTATAAGGAATTTAATAATTTAACACATGCCGAATGATGACCCCCGGAGAAAACGCTTATGGGTAGCTATCGAACGCAAACGCCTATCTGTAGAAGATAAGCAGACCAGACGTATCCATGATGCTCTCCAAGATTCGATCACTCCTGTCTTAGAACGCCTCCGAAGCCAAGGGCCCCAAGATGCGATAGACGATATTGAGTCAGAGATCAACCAACAAGCTATTGAGGACGGCTACATCGACCTGTATCAATCCGTAGGTGTTAGCTTTGCATGGGATACCTTTGAAGGGCTTACGATGCAAAAGCAAGCCGATGATACCTTAGAGGATATATGGTTGGAACGCTTGAAGAACTTTGCACAGACCGAAGCGGGAGCACGGATTGTAGGTGTTACGGATTTTACCGTTGAAGAGGTGAGAAAAGTATTAGAAAAAGGTATTCAGGAAGGGTGGGGAATTGATAAGATAGCACGGGAGATAAGATCTTCTAACGGCATGTCTATGACTCGTGCCAGACGGGTTAGTAGAACTGAAATCGTTTCAGCTTCTAATGAAGGTTCTATGATCGGAGCAAGGGCAACGTCTTTGAACCTGAAGAAGATTTGGCTTGCTACAATGGACGCCAGAGTACGAGCTACACACTTTCAAGCTGATGGCCAACAGCGTGGCATGGAAGAGGATTTCCGTGTAGGTGGCTATGAAGCAGATTATCCAGGTGATCCATCCTTACCAGCAGGGGAAAGTATTAATTGCAGGTGTACAGTGGTACATAAAACCTATGATTAGCCTACTCCGTAGCACAGAAAAGATAATATAGTTTATTATTTGGTACTCTCTATTATTCTATATATATTGAGGTGAAGCAAGAAAGGGAACCGAAACTTAATTTTCTGATTATGTTTTCTTATAAGCACCACATACTGTCCGATGACACTTTTAAGATTAAAGGAATTGTTAATGGCAATACGGTAACAAAAAAGATTCATGCTACTGGCCTTGCTGATTATTTGGGTGTTAGTGTTATGCAAGCAAATAAAATGCTTGTTGATTATCCAAGTCGAGTAATGGGGCTTGATTATTTTCAGGAATATGCAACGGTAATAAATAATGGTCAACTAATTGCACAATAATATGCATGAATCACAGAAGGAGAAAATAGAATTAAAGGGAGCTATTCAAAGCCTTGAATCTTGTTGGCGGGTGCTTAAAAATGCACAGAAAAGATATAGGTCAAGTAACAGATCAGAGGAAGATAAGCAAAGGGCAATGGACCATTATCTAAAAATGGCAGAAAATGAAATGTATCAATTTAAAGGGGCTATGGAGCGAATTGATATGAATAAATTAAGTTTGGATAAAGAAGATTTCAAAAGAATTATAAAGGGGGATCAGCAAATATGATTTACTTTGTACTACATACCAACGGAGCCTACACCTTCTACAGCAACCTAACGAAGCTATGCGAGGAAGAGGACGTCTTAGGCTATTCCGCAATGGCAAAGCACCTTCAAGCCAAAGACTACTGGCGAAACGAAACGACAACGGTATGGAGAGGTGTTCCGAAGAAAAACAAACGCAATGGTTAAAAAGACAAGAGGAATAAATTATGGATTTATCAAAAATAAGCCCAGATAAATTAAGACAAAATCATATAGATCAAGATAGGATAATGAGTAGAGATATAGACTTAGTAAACGCTATAGGGAACAAGGTGCGATTCTATCATTATTCAGAGTTTGGTAGAGCAGAGGTAGAAGGTAAATTGATAGAAGTGATAAAAGGCAGTCCGTTTGATCATTGCAGGGCAAAAGTAGATGATCGATTTTCTAACTTGCCTGAGACAATGACATTTAGCGCAAATGATATTATTAACAGGATGGAGTTAATTAGCCAAACCGAAACGAAGTAAGAGGGAATGATTAAGTTTGTAACATCGTATAAAAGGCCAAACCTACTAATGCGCCTTCTCAAAGAGCTTGACGGCAATGTCATTGTCATAGACGATGGCAGCGACTACGACCCCACGCCGCACCAAGAGCACTGCACCTATTACCGCTTTGAACATCACGGGAAAGAGCGATTCTGGGAGCTATGGTTGCATATGTTGGCATTTGCTAAGGAATCGAAAGCTGATGAGTTCCTATTTTTGCAAGACGATGTGTATAACGTTGATCTCGAAGGCTTGAATAAGATTGAAACGCCTGACAAGTACGCTTTGAACCTCATGGATATGGGGCCGGATCGGGGATGGAGTCCTGTAGGGTACGTTGATTGTATCTTCAAGACGAATAGGAAGACCTTAGATGCTATTGGATGGGGCTTTGAGCCAGTCAACGAATATCGGTGGGTATGGAACCCTCATTTATCAAGTGGGGTCGGTCAGAAACTATCTGAGGCGTTTTATCGTAATCAGATACCGATGATACTGCCTGACAGGAATTACGCTTCACATGGGGACGGGGAAAGTAAGATGCATCCCGAAGAGAGACGAACTAATCCTTTAATTGCAGAGACGGGCAAATGAAATTAGTAGCAATTTGTGGCATAAAGCGTTCTGGGAGTACAGCAATGTATAATATCGTTAGAATTGCCCTAACCCATGCCGGGTATGATGTTCTTATCCGAGGGCACGGTTTTGATGTGGCAGAACTCGAACATGTAGAAGATAATCAAGTTGTACTATGCAAACGCCACCCTTTTTCCGAAGCCATAGCAAACAAAGCAGATCACATTTTCTTAACCGACCGTAACGATGAAGAGATACTGGCAAGCCTTGATCGGATGTGGGAAAGCGGGGACCCTGAACGACTCGAAGATATGCGAAAACATTTGAATAAGTGGAAAGAATATACTGATGAATATCATACCTTCCCTTATTATAAGATAAACAATAACCCATTAGAACTTATATATCGCGTTTTTGATATATTTGATTTGTATTTAAAAGCTAATGAGAAAGATGTCTTACAAGAGTTCCAAACTATCGAACCTCCTACCGATAAGCAAGACCCCGTTACGTTACTTTTCCCAAATCATATAAGTGAATGATACTCTCTGCTAATTTCGCCACCCACGAAGCCCGCAAAGATTCTATAGACGAAGCTGTAGCCTCCATCATTGACCAAGTACACAAAGTGCGAGTCTATTACAACGACTACATTCCCGAAGATAGGCCATGGGCACAGGTAGTGGGGCCTGACTATACGGACCGTTCCAAGTTTTACTTCTTACAAGAGAATGAGATCTATTTTAGTTGTGATGACGATATTTGCTATCCTCCCAACTACGTAGAGATGACCTTAGAGAAGCTTGAACAGCATGGTGGGGTAATCACACACCACGGGCGCAAGTTAACGGGCACAGGAAGGCATTACTACAACGGGCACGAGACGTTCCACTTTCGGCTACCAGTCTACAGGGAAGGTGAAATTGACGTAGCCGGAACAGGAGTAAGTGCGTTTTTTACGAATGAGTTTATGCCGGATATTTTTCAGTATGATCAGGATAAGATGGTGGACTTGCTGTTTTCCCTTGAAGCGGCTAAGAAAGGCGTTCCTATTACCGTAGTGCCTCACCGTAAAGGCTGGCTGGAAATGATACCAACGCAATCAAGTATCTATTCCGAAGAGAAAAGCGATTGTAGAGAACAGAGTCGGTTAGCAGATGAGATATATCGGCTTAATCATTAATTACTTCGTCTATTGCTTTTGCAAAGCCCATTGTAATAACGACAATAAGCCATACACCAAATAGACCGATACCGATTCCTAATAAGTATTTAAACACAATCCACGCTATATCAAATATTCCCATAACCTATCCCTTTTCTGATTCTCTTCTAATTAAGTAACGTACTAATCCAGCGTAATCCATATCTTTCTTATTAGCTAATTTATACGCCTTCAACCTAAACGATGTAGTACATCGTATTTTCGGTAAGTGTGTATCTTTCTTTTGTGCACCCATATGTACATAACATAGCCATTTAAGGCTAATTATACAAGCCTATTTCTTACCTTATAGCAACTAATTAGTTCAAGCCTACATCATAGCTATGTTACAATTCAAATCATTACAAGAATCAGTAAAAGACGTTGACACGAAAGGTCGAACCGTAACGGGGTATTTTTCGGCCTTTGATAATATTGATTCCGATGGAGATGTCATTGTCCCAGGTGCATTTGAGCGTACTATTAGAGAGCAGGGGCCTAAATCAAAAAATAGAATATTTCATCTTTTTCAACACAACGCATGGAAGCCATTAGGTAAACCAAAAGTATTAAAAGAAGATGGCAAGGGCTTATACTTTGAAACACCATTTCCTGATACAACTCTTGCTAATGACACACTAAAGTTATATAAAGCGGGAATTTATAATGAGCATTCTATTGGATATGAGGTTGTTAACTCTGATACCGAAACAAGGAATGGGCAAGAAGTTAATGTATTAAAAGAAATACGATTATATGAAGGCTCGACAGTAACATGGGGTGCGAATGCCCAAACCCCAATGGAGACTATAAAGAGCCAATTTGAAGATAAGGATTCTATGGAAGATGAAATTAGCAAGATTCAGAAATTTTTACGCAATGGAGATGTAACTGATGAAACTTTTGAACTATTAGAATACAAGCTTGAACAAATAAAGCTCGCCCTTCCCCGCGAAGAGCAGGAAGAAAAGCAGGTTGGCACTCCCGACATTGTAGAGCCGTTCGATCAATTTGAAACCAAACTTAAATTACAAAACGATACATTATGGAACTTAAACAATTAGTAGAAGAAAA